CTTCCAACATCATCATTCCACAGGTAAAACCACTCTGTTGTATGTGGTACATGATCTCACGGACAAAGGTACTCTTTCCAGTACCACTTCCGGCAGCAATGGTGACTAAGGAAGACGGTCTTATACCTTTGCTGATTTCGTTAAGAGCTTCCCATGGGTACTGGATAGGTGATATTGCATCTGCCTCACTAATAACATCACGCAGATCTACTGCACTGACAATACCGTCAGGGCGGTGCTCACGGGCTTGAAAGATTGCATCAATAATAGCCTTTGCATTCCCGTCTACTAACGCCTCGTTGGCATCTTTATAATCAGGCATACGTGCAATTTTACAAAGACCGATTGGCAGTGCCTCAGCTACATCTATTGCAGCTTTTTGACCGCTTTCATCATCGTCGAAAAACAATATTACTTCTTTGAACGACGTTACATAATCGTAATTAGCCAGTACTGATCTTTTAGCTGACTGAGCCCCATTGACTAAAGAAACACAGGGCCAACGATGGTTTTGTACTTGTGCAATGGACATTGAATCAATTTCGCCCTCGGCGATCACTAATTTACCACCGGTTGACCAAATATGTGAGCCAAACAATGTCATTGCCTTTGCGTCTCCAACTATTGAAAACTTTTTATCTTTAGTTCTGACCTTTTGGGCGCATGGGATGCCTTTCTTGTCACGATAAGTTGCAATCTGGACAGTTTGCCTATCTTTGTCCTTTCCTATCGTGTAGCCATACTTGCGGCATGTATCCTCAGTAAGTCGGCGAGCCCTTAGGGCGGTAAACTGCCCATCAATGAGCTCTCGGTTAGCAGCCCCCTTTTTACGCTCTGTAGGGGCCTCTCCGTCGCCCTGCCAGTCTCCACAACCAAAGCAGTAGCTGTGACCATCACTGTAGAGAGCAGCGTTGTCCCGTGACCCACACTTCTCGCATTCTACATGGGCCACAAACTCGCTTTCGGTTTGCTCAACTGGGGCCATTATCTCATCCCCCGCAAAGCTTTCGGTTTACGAACCCGTTCGGATTTGTTCTTATTACGCACTGCTGGCCCAGTGATGACGTATGGCTCACGAGGTTTTGTAAATGGACCAATGTTGTGTTGAACGCGCATTGGAATCCTTCGCTTACGACCTTTAGTCATTTTGCTTTCTCCCGTTGTTAAATAAAAAAAGGGGCGACCTAAGCCGCCCCAGTCTCTCCTTTTCTGGCTTCTGCAAGCCAGTCTTCGGGTATCCACTTGTGTGCATACAGGAAGCCATGTTTCTCACACCAACTACCGTGGGTTGTGGGTGAGCCTTTGTACAAACGGGCATTTTGGTTACTAAATACAAACCTCAGATCCAGCCCCGGATTTTGCTTTACGCAGAGTAGGGATTTGGCGCGATCTTTTGTATTAAAAATGCCTTTAGATTCGACGTAAAAAAAACCACCGGGCTTTGGGAGCCGCCAATCTGGCGTGTATCGATGAGTTCGCTCCGGGATCTTGTAGAGGATGATATCCTTTTCATAGACCACGGGGAGCCCAGCTTGCTCGATCTGCTCGGCGATCTTTTCCTCTAGACCAGACCTGTACCCGCGAAGGTACGGAGTAGACCTTGGATTAAAAGTCATAATCATCCGCTGTTTCAGATGCCTCGACCTCGTATCCATCAACAGCCTCAAAGGAACCGGCAGAATCTCCTCCGTTTGACACAGGATCAATCACTTGGACTGCACCTAGGCGCATAGCCACACCCTTGTTCGCACCATTGACGTAATGCTCACAAACGCCCGAAACTTTGAGCGTTGATCCTGAGTACATCAAAGGTACCTTGGCTTCTGGTATAGGGTTGCCTTTTGCGTCGAAATACTTTGGCTGAAACTTTGACTGAACCTTGAAGGTAACATCCCCAGTTTCGTCATCAATAGTAAACGGAAGCTTCGCTGTTGCAATGTCCTTGCCGGAAAACATCTCATCTCTCCGAGCGTTACACATTTCGACTAATGCCTTGCTCTCAGCCGCTGGCATCATCAGGTTAACTTTGTACTTCCCTTCGGTGTCAAACGCCGTATCTGGGCGTCCGGGTTGTAGCCAAGGATATTGCGCATTGGCCGCTGGGGTGACGTATTTTACTTTTGACATTTCTGTCTCCTTTTGTTTCCAACTCGATACTTTTATTGTTTGTATCTAAAGAGGTCCCTCAGTCTTTCGCCCATAAAAAAAGGGCCCCCGAAGGGGCCCAAGTTTGGCGGGAGTAATCTCTTAAAATCTTGTTTCGTTAACTGAAACAGTACTCACTATCTTTGACGGCACTGACATCTAAGTTGCCTTTGGGGGGTACTGTAGCCAGCTTACTAAGCTTCTCTGGATCAGTCTCTGCTAGGCGCTCTAGACAGTCATCTGCAAAGGATGAGTAGTAGCAATTATCATCATACATATCTACGAGCGTTGCCCTAATGCAGTGGTAAAACTGCCATGTGTCCGCACCTAAGGTACCGAAGGAATCGTGGATCATAAAGAAGTCGGTGATGCCGTTGTCGAGGCCAGAAAGGATAGACAATGTCATGTGGCTTGCGTCTAACGAATGAACCCAATTTGCAGCGATCCCAGACCTTGCTTTTCGAGTGTCTGCAACGTCAGTATCCTCATGAACATTGATGCGGGTTTTCTTTAACATTTTTGCATCTCGGTCATAAAGAAACAGTTTGACCCGTTTGGCTTTTGACTTTGTGTACTTCTGTACTGCCGGGAAGCCGCTCGGCGTTGTCCATCTCACAGACTTACCTTCCCTCGCCAAAGCATCAGCGTATGACTGTAGAAACGCCATGCCCGTGGCTACACTGCTTAGAGTAGCACTAATGACCTCATAATTGATGTTGGCTAAGAAACGGGCGTAATAGATTTGTTCGAGCTCGGTTCCAAACGGGTGCTCTTCAATCTTTCCGTAACTCTTTTGCTTTTGCAGTGGGGCCATTAGGTCATCCATGATTTGGTCACCCATGCCTCGCTGGAGAGAATTATAGCCAAAACACATGCAATTTCTCTTTACTGTCTTGCGCGTGATTCCATGCTTTAGCCACACTTGGGCCATTGGGTCTTTTTCAACCATCAGTCGGGCAATAACAGCGTCGGCTACAACTTGGTACAGATCCTCGCACCTGTCTGACGGCACAAGGTTAACAAGTGCTCCGTCCTCGTGCTTTGATGCCAGTGAGTAATGTTGTGTACCAGACGATGTACCGTCTAGGGAAATTGGAAGATGACATTGATAGTTTTCAGGATCTGCAACCATGTCTCGGTAACAGCGACAGGCAGCAAGAAACTGAAACGGTTTGTCACTCTTTGCCCAGATATTATATGTCGCTCTAAAGTCGTTACCTATGGCAAGGATCATTTCTTCGTTCTTTAAGACCCAATCAATACGATCTTCTAAAGACGCTTTTGATATCTTGTCAAAATCGCAAGTGTTGGCAATCTGGATCATCAGCCAACCCTGAGCTGTCTTGTCTAAGACCTTGCCTTTGGCGAATAAGAAGGTGGCACGGATGCTGTCGGCACGATGCATGCTGTAGAAGCTTACCGGGTAAAAACGCTGACGATAATCAAGAGACCATCCGAGATAGAACTGATCGTAATCTTGGAGATGTCTTAGGGTTTTAATATCCTCATTCATTACGACAAGATTACTTTGAGCCTCACGTTTAATTTCGTGCCATTTCTTTCGATCCTTAATTACCTGACGTAAATATGCCTCATCGTGGTTTTCTGGGTCTTGTGGGTACACAGGGTAGTCGGGCGGTGACATAATTGGGAAATCATTGGGCTCCAGTTTGTTTTCATAGCACCATACGATTGCCTCAGTAACATGACGATTGACAGTCAATGGTGTGGCTTGCAGGGCATTCAGGGCAGTGACATAGGCTGGCTCACCTTTGGTAAAGTCGTGCATGATAGCCTTTCGTTGCTCATGGCTTGCCTTGCGTACTAGAGGTGTGATGTTTGATAATAATTCATGTTCATAGACACCTGTGTCAAAAGCATCCCAAGGCTTAGGTGGGACCAAAAGTGGCCCGAACATAGGTGACGCCCAGCTTGCGTCAAAAGCTTTCTCACGGACAAGACGCTCGGCCTCATCCGTCAGGCCAATGTGTCGTGCAGTCTTTACATTAAGTTTGCGGCCTTTGGGTACAGGTGTGGAGACAACATGCTCAGTCACAACAAAGATATCTACAGCCTTTAAGACGGCATTTACTATCGGGCTGGCAAGAGCTGACTTTAGAGTTGTAGACCATTTGTCTAACTTAAAACCTTCTTTGCCAGCGATAATCTTTGCCGCTTTGAACCTGTATCTTTCACTCTTGTGGTCTTTAGTAACTTGAGCAACTAGGCGCTTGAAAAGCCTCTTGTCATGCTTTTCGAGTTCCTTAGCAAATCTTTCGTTTTCTAAGCGAGCGCCTATGTTACACAAAGTAGCTCCGTATGTCTGGTTTGTAATTACAGAATCATAACAGACGTTCAAACCTAAGTACGCTAGAGTATGAGGATCTTGATCTTTTAATTCTTCATACCAAACAGAGGGTTTTCCAGATCCACTTTTAAACCTTGCTTCGTCCTCGTGAATAGACTGAGTAATTACCTCACTTACTTTCTGAATAGCTTGGACTATTTCGCTGTGTGGAGCTTCCTGTTTTGAACCGGGTAAGTTCTCTTGGCGCTCTTGGTGTCTTTCATGGCCCCGGCTGACCATTGCGTTTTCTAAAAGTCTCTGTTCGTCATTAATTGTTTTGTCATCAGATCCCATGGTGAGATTCTCCCGTGTTTTAAATGCTAGAAATTTGGCTAAGGACACTCCTAGTTTGTATCTAGAGAGGTCCCTTAGTTAACTATTTGTATTACAAGCATTTATTTAGGGGGGGGTCTGTATTCCTGCCAATGTAAGTCTTTGGCTGCGGTAAACGTCATGTTTTTAGGTTTGCTGGTGGCTTTGGTAATCTTTAGGTGGTCAAACGAAAAGGCTGGGGGGCCCATTGGTGGGTTTGGAAAGCTGCTTGCTCGAATACCACTTAGAGCCCCACTTGTGTTTAAACCAACACTGCTAACGAGGTTTTGGTCACTATTGAGGTCCTCAGCTGCAGTGCGTTGAGGCCGTTTTTTAAAATCAGATACAGTCATGCCATTTGGGCGACTTACTATGTGAGTTTGCTTATTCATAATATCTCTCCTGTGAAAAT